GATTCAAAGAGTCGTATTCAGCATTCCATTCTCTTAGGAATTCGGGCATAAAAACAAATTCCCGATTATACTTTTTACCTAGATAATCAGTAGTACCGGGGATAACAGTAGTTCGTATTACAAAAAAGCATTTCTCATTTTGTTTGACTAATTTTTCTACGAGTTTTTCAAGATTTTCCATTGAGGGACTGGTCTCATTAATGCAGATAAATATAATATCACAATCTGACAGGTCATCATTGTGATTTTTAGGAGGGTCAAGAATAAATAAATTACTCTTGCCCTCCAATCTTTTTCTGGTAGCACTACCAACAAAACCATTCCCTGCTATTCCTATATTTAGCATGGCTTTCCTTTCTTTATTTAGGATGCAGGAGTGGAGGCGTCTTTAAATGCTACAACTACTGCATTTTCGTCTTCATAACCAGCATCAACTTCAAGTCCGAGTACGAAATCAGTACGTCTTTCTTTGGCTTCTCTTTCTCTCTCGATGGTTACTCTATGGAATACACCCCAAACATGGTTGTTTGGATAACCGAGTATTGCTACATCTCCAGTTCCACCTTCACCAACAGAAGTTGCCCTTGCTAACATTGGCACTACTTGAATTGGAATACCCTTATATGCTAATGGACTATTGCCAGTATAAGCACTATCCCCTAAAGCAGTACCACGAGTTTTTAAGAGGTCACGATAATCGTTTGCCATATCCCAAGTTACCCAGAATCTCCACTCGTTTATGTTAGATAGATATTCTTTTGGCATAGCTGATAACATTGCATTAAACATATTTTCCGGATAAGTATCTGCTGAAGGGTTAAAGTCTGAACTATCCCCACCATAAATTTTGTTTTCCGCTAATTTTATCCAGCCATCAGTTTTGCTTAATACATCATCATTACTATAAAGAATATCAGTATCGGCAAACAATGCTAATTCCTCTAAATCCCTACCAACTGCTTCACCTAACAAGTCAATCATGGTGTTTTCAAATGCTTCTTTTTCGATATTGCGTCTTAAAGCGTCATCTCTAAGTGAAGCGATAGCAATAAATTCACTGGCAGTCAATACGTTGGTATTAGTGGTTGGTTTAGCAAAATCAGAAGTAGCCAAACTTCTATTGTCACCGCTTGTATCTTTACCGCTCTTTAGCACTCTGCCAGTAAAAGATATTCTATCGATATGTTTAATATGTGAGCTCATTGGAGAATATCTTGCCTGTGGGAGTACTACAGTTTTTGATTGCATTTTCCTTACAAATCTGGCTAACTTTTCTGGTTGCAATACGGCATAACCAAAGTCATCTATTTCAGTTATTCCGCCTTTCATAGCTCTATCTATTAGTTCTAATAGTTGTTCATTTTTATACATTATTATTCATCTCCTTTCTTTACTGCTCTTCCATAACTATCTCTATTTAAATCTTTTAATTGGTCTTTTTCGGTGTACTCTTTTTTGTCGTCTCCGTCTTCCTGTCCTTTTTCGGCTTTGGATTTACCCTCTTTTTCCTTTACTAAAGTTTCTACCATTTTTTGTAGTTTTTCATTTTCGGATTTTAAGGTTTCCAGTTCCTTATTTGGCTCTTTGTCCTTATTTACATTTTCGTCGTTATCTTTATTAACATCATCACCTTCATCTGGTTTATCCTTATTGACATTATCCTCATCGCCCTCATTGTCTTTGTCTACGTCTTCGTCTGATTTTGTTAATTTCGCCATACCTTCGGAAATCGGTTTTAGCTTTTCGTCTAATCTCTCATCTATCATCTTTAAAACATCTTCTTGTTTCATGTCTAATTCATCTCCTTTCGAATTTTTTGCATATTTTTCTTTCCTTTCGTTATCGGCTTTACTGATTAATTTCTGTAAGGCTTCAATGGCTTTCTTCAGGTCATTATAAGTTGATTCACTGATTGAACGCCCTGCTTTTTCGGTCATATCTTTTAATTTGTTTGCGGTGTCTTCTATTTGCCCGAAATCATCTTTCTGAAAAAACTTTACCATTTTACTCCATAAGGTATCCTCCTGCTCTTTTTGTTTCACGGCAAAGAATTTTGCCTTTGGTACACATGGTTCATCTACCAAACTGACAAACGGCACAATCCAGTCTTTTCCTAAATCCCTGATTAATACTCTTTTTAGAGAACTTTGGAATTCTTTATTGACTGATTCACCATCACTCACTTTTTTCATAATTGCTTTAAGGACATTATTCTGAATTCCCATAATAGAAAATCCAGTAAGTTTGCCTTCTTCAACTTCTTTCCATGCTTTGTCATTGGTGATTTTCCCTGCTAATATCCAAGTTCCTTTTGGTAGTTTGGTTTTTTCAGTCCCGATATTAACTTCCCAATCAAAAGGCAAAATAAAACTTTCTACTGGTTTGGCTACATTGTTCATTCCATGCATATAGTCTATGTTACCATAATCTTCCATCCACTTATGGGCAACTTGTTCTATTTCGGTTTCACTAAGTAGTTTTTCGCCTTTGTCAAAGTCATGGTCTGGCTCTCCGGGAACGAGGACTGCAGCATAGACTATTCTCTGTTTTTCTTCCTTTTTAAATATCGGTCCAGTTAATTCTGCGCCGCCAAGTCGTTTTTGAATATAGACTAAATCAACTTCTTTAAGTTCTCCTACTATTACATTGTCATTGTCAAAAGAATATTCGCCTTCATAATATTTACCGTTTCCATATTCCTGCAATATAACGGCATCATCAAAAACATGAATTATCATCATATTTCCATAAGTTCTTTCAAATGCTCTACGGACATCATTAATTTTTTGTTCTAATGATTCTTTGGCATTCTGGTCTTTCTTTACATCCACATCTTTTTCTCCTTTCTTTAATGATTTTTCTAATTCTTTTTCGCTCGGCCACTCTCCGGTAATTTCATGATGTAGCCAAGAACAAAACGCTTCTGGATTTGTCTTATCTTGATTCTGTTCTACGCAATCCTGAAAATCAGCATAATCTCCAAATGGCATATATTATCATCTCCCTTCATATAAAAATAGAGCCTCTCAAAAAGCTATCTGGCTTTCAAAGAGGCTCTGTTGTAAAGGAGGTTAAAAAATGAAAAGAATGGACATATTGTCCTTCGGGAATATTCGATTGTCAATTTACTGACTTAATTTAATTCAATTTTACCTTTAAATATATTCTTTGTCAAGGCTTGTTCTTTTAGGTCATATATCAGAATATGATGTTTATTAATACAGGAGTTTCTGGTGCATTTAATCTCTATATATCTATTGTCGATTATGGAAAATAACATCTTATTGCAATTAGAACATCGGATTTCTTTTTTCATTTATGCTCCTTTAAATAATGGCTCTGGTGTCGCATTGACACGCTTACGGGCTGTTTCACAATGTTTATCTGATAATTCTATGCCTATAAAATTTCTATTATGTTTCTTACAAACTGCAGCAGTAGTTCCACTACCTATAAATGTATCTAATACAATATCATTTTCATTTGAGCTATTTAAAACCATTTTTTCTACCAATTCCTCTGGTTTTTCTGTATTGTGTCTTTTGTTTTTTAGGGTAAAGTTCATTGGTTTAATTCTCCAAACATCTCTTTCCCTTGCACTAAATTTTCTTTTACTTTTTTCTTTTAATCCGTAGATAATAAACTCGTGAGAAAACCTATAATGAGAACCTGCTTTTATCCATTCATAATCCCATACAATACAATTTTTAATTATTAATTTATCAATAATGATAGGATATAAAAAGGGATATGTTCTCCAGTCAGTATTAATATAAAATTCCCCATCATCTTTTAACACTCTTTTAATCTCGTTGAAATAAATATCAAAAAAAGGTTTTATAAGGTTATTATCTAACCATTCTCCCTTTTGTCCATTGCTTGTAGTTCCTATGCAAAAAGGTGGGTCAGCTATAACAAGGTTGATTGACTTATCAGGGATAAACGGCATTACATCTAAACAATCACCTTGAATTATTTTGTTATGAAAGTCATCAGGATATTTCAAATTATCTCCTGTCATTCATTACTTTTTCCATAAACTGCTCATAGCCATTTTGGCTGTTATTAACAATTTTTTCCTTTTTCAAGTGGTATACATCCTGCCAGCAGTGAAAAATTGATTGTTCCATAATTTTAATTTGAGTATCAACATCAGGGCTTAATTTTTCCAATCTGGTTATTAACATAGACTCTGCTTTATCGGTCATTGGTTTCTTGATTTTATTTCTCATGGTTTTAAAATTATTTAGGGTTTTGATAAACACATCGCCCTTTCTTTTGTATAGTTTCTTTTGTATAGTTTCTTTCTTTTCTTTTGTGTGTACCTGTTTGGGTAACAATTTTGTACCTATTTGGGTAACTTTATGTACCTGTTTAGGTAACTTTGTGTCCTGAATAGGTAACTTTTTTTCAGTTTTATTTGTTACCTGTTTAGGTAACTTTTGCCATTTTTCATAGTCTTTTTGAAACGATAATTTTTTCCCGTTTTTAACCAACATATTCCTATCCAATAATTTTTTGATAGTCCTGCTGACATGACTTCTGGCAATATCGGTCATCTCTGAAATTTGGGTTGTTGTAATCCAATCCTCTGTCTTATT